ATGCACTATCCTGTTACCCTAACCCCTGATACAGACGGCTTTTGCGTTACTTTTCGTGACATTCCAGAAGCCATCAGCCAAGGCGATACCACGGACGAAGCCCTAGACATGGCACAAGATGCCTTAATGGTCGCCATGGAGTTTTATTTTGAAGATAACCGAGCCGTACCAATGCCAAGCCAAGCACAAGATGGCGAGCATTTGGTTAGCTTGCCACCGTCTGTATGGGTAAAGGTGTTACTGCTTAACGAAATGATTGCCCAAAATGTCAGCCAAGCTGAGCTTGCCAAAAGAATGGGCATTGTGCCACAAAGTCTAACCCGCCTTGTGGATTTATCGCACACCACCAAAATTGACACCCTTGCCAATGCTTTTGCCAAATTGGGTAAGCAGTTACAAGTTGGTTTGACTTAATGCCTGATGACGCACCACCATTGCCGTCCTATCTGCCCACCCCTTGCCATAAATCTCACGCACGCTAAGACTGCCATGGGGATGGTGCAAAATTAGGGCATTACCCACACAATCAGGCGTGGTTTCGCTTTTTAACTTGCCATCGCCCACATAAATCAAAGCATGATTGACATGATGCGTCCGCCCAACACGGCACAAGATGACATCGTGCTTTTGTAAGTCGTTTTTATCTTGCATCTTGATAAAACCTGCTTTGGTGAAGTTATTTTCATATAAGGGTAAGTGGTGTTCTTTTTCCCACCAACCATCAGTTCGGTGAAAATCAGGCAGGTGAATATCAAGATCACGGCTGTAATAGTCTTGTACTAGACTATAGCAATCTTGTACGCCATGATAATACTCACGCCCTAAAAGTGGGCTTTGATAAGTGGTAGGCTTATGGCGTTTGATGTCGCAGTATGTTGCCCCTGTCGGTGTATGACCTAAGCCCACAATCACCCAATCTATGTCATGTAAGCCCATTTGCACCTTATCCACTTCGGACGGCTCAGCATTGCCATTTGGGTGGCTGTGAACGATGGCTTGTATTTCGCCGTGATATTCCTGCATTTCAACCATGTTAAGGTAGTCTATCTCAAAATGCTCGGCAGGATTTGGGGCAACATTATCACAAGGATAATACTGCCCATCTATGATAAGCCCACAGCATTCAGCAGGATAGCAGATTTTGGCGTGGGCGTGGATTAAGCGTTTGGTGTGTTTGGTGAGTGTCATGGTTGTCCTGTTTGATAAAACTACCCTAAAAAAACCGCCTATCTGATGATAAGCGGTTCATTTTAAATATAAAAAACCAATTTTAGTCGGATTTTTGTTCAGCAATTGACTCATTGTTAGTCATAAGTTGCAGCCTTTAACTCATCTTCAGAGTAATAAGGTTCAAACCCCTGTAAGATTTCAGGCTCGAAATTACGCCAAGCAGGTTCTTTATGAGTACGCTCAACCAATTCATAAGCGGTGAGCAAATCCGTATCATTTAAAACCTGCCCTACTGTATCTACGAGCCTTTTGTCGTTGCCTAATTGTGCGTTATTTGCATCAACATCAGTAAATTTTAGATTAAAGATTTCTGCTGATTCTAAATAAGCAATAGGTTTAGTGATAATACGGTCTCCATGTAATTTAAAGTAATGATACACGGACTTGACCACGGGCCCATACTGCCATTTTACGATATCTTCGTTGATAAGGATTGTATTATATGTTTTGGCATACTTCGCCACCACATAATACAACAGTTTTTGTAGTTTTAAGTGAGTAACGGGCTTTTCTCTCTTAACAGCTTCAGCCACAATATAGTTGGCGACATCGATTGGGTTGTATGGAGCTTTTATCATAACAACTCCTTTTTCAAAATGGGATAAAAAAAGCCAAATAATCATAACAATTTCATACAAAACCGTAATAATTACTTGAATTTTTAAATAAGCTAGGCTATAATACAACACATCAAGCAAGGTCTGCTTGATTGGTAAGATGGTAGCCATCGTTACCATCAAAACAAGGAGTAAGACGATGAAAACCATTTTCAAAGTGTTTGCAATCATCGCCATACTGTTGCTAAGCTATCCAGCTTACTAACGGTATAAAGCCTAAAGCGATGGCAGTCGCCAAGGCAGGTTAGGTGGAAACGCCTAGCCACTCCTTACCCATTATCATAAGACATTTTTTAAAAAAGGTCAAGTACCATGCCAAAAATCACAAGCACCCCTAAAACCCAAACCCAAATTCAAAAAGAGAGCAACGCACGCCGTGGGGTAAAAAACAAAGCATTCACCCTAAAACTTGATGACATAGAACTCATCAAATCCTTATCCAAACGCTTAAACATTCCCCAAAATCAGCTCATCATGGATGCTGTGCGTGCATATCAAAGACAGCTTGATTAACCCAAATTGGCGATGGCACTGTTAAAGGCATTACCGTACACCCCTGTTGGGGCTTGTTGTGACCAGCCGTGTTCAAGTCGCAACGCATAGGGCAGGTTGTTTTGAATGTAGATGAGTGGGTAGGTGTGTTTTGGAATGCCTAAGACAAGTTCAATACCACCGCCTGTCTCGGCATAGCTAGGACTGCCAATGCTGATATGATGGGCATTTTTGTAACGCCCTTTACGCACAGGACTTAGGGCGATGACATTGTTATAGCAGTCAATGGCAAATTTGCGATAAGTGGCGTCAATCTTATCAGCAATGGGTTCAACCGTGATTTTTTTATGCCACTTAATCCCCATTTGTCCCCCTAAGCTGTATGAAATAACAGATACCTGCTGGGTCTTGGCTGATATTCATCACTTTCATCTGATTAATGCTATCGTTCATCTGCGGTCTGTCTGTCAGCTCACTTTGCAAACAAATTAGCTTGGTATCTTGTTGCATGATGGTCTTGTTATCAATCTCATGGGCGTAAAAGCCTGTAAAAACGCCCCTACCGCTGTAATTGATGGTAGATAGTACTTGGGTATCATTAACCGCCCAATCGTCATCAGATAAGATGACACGCTTAGCTGTGAAGTCTTTGACAGCATCTTTTAAATCAGTATCAAAGGCATTGGCGATGTCGGCTGTGATTTCTTGTTTCATGATTTGCACCAAAAAAAATCAAACTTTTTTAAAAATAATGCTTGACAATTAGGCAATAAATGCCTATAATACACTCATAGCCAAGCAATAACGCTTAGGCACAACCAAACCGCCATAGGAGCGATGACATGAATGTTATTTACAAAACCGAAGCTGGAACCAAAGTTAAAAAAGCTGTAAAAGCATTAAACATTAAAGCAAAAATCAAAGTTACTCAACATAGATACAAGGTTTATGTTTCAATAACAACAACCAACGCTAAACTTTGCGAAGTTGAAGCACTTAAAAAAGTAACTTCTGAAATGACATCAGAGATTGATGATATTTATGTTACGCATAACAACAATCAAACCAATGAATATGCCAAGATGTTGAATGATTTAGCAGTAAAATTTTTCTGCAAAAAATATCGCAACAATCATCAAACTGATGAAGAGTTAGCAGAAATTGCAAAACCACACATTCAAAAAATCATCAATGGTACGCACAGACTTTCAAGTGAATTTTGGGCAACTATTTAAACAAAAAAGCCTGCTGCAATTAGTAGGCTTTTTCAGGATTTAAAAAAATGAAACCACATATTGACAACCACAGACCCGACCCAACCTATCTTAGGGCCTTGCTTAAAAAAGCAGAGCTATCTCAGCGAAAAGCCGCCCATATGCTTGGCGTGTCTGAACGCATGATGCGTTATTATTTGGTGCATACAGATGACCCAAATTACCGCCCCATGCCTTATGCTGTGCAATTTTGCCTTGAATGCTTAGCCAAAACTTAGCCCCTAACCAAAGGCAAGCCAAACATTCCCAAAGGCTGTTGTAAATACGGCTCAATAAGTGCTAAAGCGATTTGCTCGTTTTGGCTCATAGCCTGCCCCATCTGTCCATCTGCATAGGTTTTTGAAACAGACACATCACCTGCCTTTGATGACTTTGAGATGACCTGTCCTTCGGTGCGTGTGGCAAACAAATCCCCATCAAGCCACGCTTTGGCAATGTATCTGCCTGCCTGCTTTATCGGCTCTGGTATGGTTTTAAATGGTATTAACTTATGCTTATTTAGCCACGCATTGACAATAACCACGGTTTGTTCATCAGCCTTATCAATGTCTGTTAAATCATCAAGTGTTATCATTGTTTCATCCTAAAAACCCCACCTAAAACAGATGGGGCTTTTGTTCGTGCTGTTTGGCTGTTATTCAACCTTAGCGGTCTCGCTCTTTGTACCTGTCAGTGCTTCGGTGACCTGTGGGTCTTTGATGCCGTAGTCTGCCCCACTTTTGGCAGGGTCTGTTACCTGTGCGTTAGTCAGCGTGCTTTTGCTTTCATCAAAATACGCTCGCTCTGATGGATAGGTAAAATTAAAAGCAGGCTTAACCTTATCTTTTGGTAATGACATGAATTTCTCCTTATAGGTTGGTGATTAAAAAGCGAATGGGGGTAGCATCAGCATCAGCGTCCAATCGCCAGTTTGCCGCTGTGGTTAAGTCCGTCCAACTCGCTGACAGCGCTTCATTTTTTGTGCCACCTGTTAGCGTACTAGGCTCACCGATGAAGCTAAACCCTTGGGGGTGGATGAGTATGTTACGGCGTGTCCATAGCGTGGTATGACCTGAGCCGTTGCCTGTGTTCGCCGTGCGTTCAAGCTCCAAATCATCATGCCCTGCAACCATATCAGCAGCAAATGCCCCAGCCCCTAACAAATAAGACACATATTTTGCATTTTTGCCTGTACCGATCACTGTTGCACGCTTAGACTGAATAACAGTACGACCGTTATAAGTTTCAATCGGCTTTAAATCATCAGCGGTGGTTACTCTCTCAAGTAGTCGCTGTTTTCTCATCTTGGTTGCAATCAAAGGATGCACAACCATCAAACCTTTGCCCTGATACATTTCATCCATCGTGCCCTCAGCATCAATAAACGCATGAACATCAAAGCCTGATGAATCATCAGCAGTTGCCTTTGATATGTCAGTAGATAACTTCTTACCATTAGATTGGTCATAATTTAAAAGACCAAACAAGGTAGCAATGGCACGGTTTTCAGCTTGTGCAAGCCAATAATCATCAATCATCTGTGCCATAAGTTTTAGCGGTGATTGACCCGTCAAGTAGCTTTCAAGACGGCTTTCAATAAAGCCCTCATTTAACAGTGCCAAACGCCCTTTTGATTTACTGCCTTCGATTGAGCGTGGCATCGCAATATCTGTCATGATGGTGTTGGAATAGTTCGCTTCTAAGTTGCCATCAATGGGGTGGATAAAAGGCACATCAAAGGTTAATGAACCGCTGTTTAGCAGGGGGCGTAAGCGTGCATCTGAGACAAATGCCCCTGATTGCCAAAACTTTGACCGCTGTAAGTTGTCTTTAACCTGATAAGACAAGGTGACATTTTTATTAAAAATCTCTCTTAATTTTGCCATGATTACTCCAAAAATAATTGATTAAATAAAGCAGGGTTTGAGTGGGCAAGTGCTAATCGCTCTTGTTCACTGTAATCACCTGCTCGCTTAGCTGATTGACCGTTTGAACCTGTACCACAGGATTTTGTGCCAATGATTAAGCTGTCGTATTTACCACAGTTTTGCATTTGTTTTGCCAAATCGTCAAGGGTCATGATAGATACAGCACCACTGTCATCTAACACGCTTAGCTGACCATCTTTGGCAGACAAACGCTTTTCAATGAGTATTTGTAAAATCTCTTGGTTAGCAGGATTGTCGCTTAACTGACTTGACAGCTTTTGGGCGTGTGATTTGACCAAATTCTCATCACGCTCTTTATCACGCTTAGCGATTTGCTCGTTTAACTCTTGGATTTTGGCTTGATACTGCTTTTCTAGCGTCTCAAAATCCCCCTTTTTGCGTGCAGTCTCTTCGGCAAGTCGCTCTTTTTCAGCCTGCTCAGCCTTTCGCTGTTCGCTTTGTTGCTTTTTTTCAGCCAAAAGGGTCTCGCTGTGTTTACGCAATCGTTCAACTTCTGCTTGTAGCTTGTTGTACTGCTCTTGGGTGATTTGGTTTTGCGTGTCATCGCTTAAAACTGTGGTTTGGTTTTCTTCACTCATGGTTACTACCTTGATTTTGCTGTTACAAACAGCGGATGATAAAAAAGCACCCTACTGGGTGCTGTGTGTGAATAAATAAACTACAAAGGCATTTTCATCATCTGATGATAAACATCAACTTTGCTTTGGCGCAAGGATTTTATCTTGGCTTGTATAAGTGCTCTGCAGCCGCCTAGCACGCTCCTTAAAAAAGCCTTTGCCTTGCTTATAAGCATCTTTAAGGTCTTGACGCAAAGAGTATATCTCTGATGGCGTCAATGCCATATCTATGAATTTGTTTTGCAAGGTATCTTGCTTCTGATTCGGTAAATTGTGAGAAATCATAGCCAAATTGCTCCTGCCACCATTGTTCAATTTCTTTGCCTGCTTGTTTGCGAAGCTGCCCAAGCGTGGCTTTGGTAATAGGCAGTTTAGCAGAATTGGGTTTACCATTCAAGGTGCTGGCTAAAATTACTTTGCCACCCTTGCTCTCAATAAAGCCACGCAAATCCGCCAATGTGCCACCTTGGGTAATCACATCATCAACAATCATATAATGATGGCCACTTAATACAACACCATCAAAACTGACACGTTTTAAGAGTCTACCCACGCCATCAGATGATGTGCGATAAGCACGCTTAGCTTGTACAATACCCAAATCCATATCCACACCAAGCATTTCTGATAAAGCTAAGGCATAAGCCATGGGGATTTTGTTTCGCCCTAGCTGTTCTTCGGCATGAACAGGCACAATACGTACATTATCATAACCTTTAATTGTATGGTGTAATTTTAGTACAAAATCATCTGTTAAATATTCATCAACCAAAAATAATGCTGAGCTTAATTCCCCAGATTTGGCTTTTTGATAATGTTTGTGTGTTGTGATAGTGTCTTTGGCGTGGGCAATCATCACATTGGGCAAATCCCCCCAATCGGTTCTTTTCACAGCAAGTACTCTGTCTTTGGTATTGTCTAATTTTACCACAGCAGCAAATGCCTTATCAAAGGCTTTGGGTTCTAATGCTCTCATTTGTTCAAGCGTTAAGGGGGTGAAATGCTTATCAAGCTGTAACGCCCTAAACCGCTCTACCGTCATGCCACCATCACGAAATAACTTCGCTCGGGTTTTACCCAACACTTCATCTTGATATTGGGCAGGCTGATTTTTTAGCCATTCATAATAGCTTTGGTTTTTAACAACCCCATCCATGCTCGCTCGCTGTTTGGGCGTTTGATAGCCATCATAGACAATCTCAAAACTTGAACGGCAATTAAAATGATAGGGCGGATATCGTGCTTTGTCCAAAGGCATAAACACCCCATCTAAACCCCTACAAATGCTACTGGTGCGTAAATCCAAGGTTGCAATGACTTTAATGCCTTTGATGATGTCTTTGTTATCATGAATAAATTGCTGTTTGGCTTGATTTGCAACAATGGCTGTACCTGTGTGAGCAATGGTCTTGGCATGGCGTGTTGTGATTGCCAAAATGCCATCTTGGTAGCGGTTTTTGCATGTACCCCTGATAATCCTAACAAGCTCTTGGTTTGGTAAGCCATTGGCATAAGCATAGCTGATGGCATTACTTATCTTTGTGCTTTGTTCATCACCAAACTTAGCCAAAATCTGATTAAGCGTTACACCAACCTGAGCAGATAGCTTGATGGGGCTGTCTGCGTCAAATTGTGGCTCATTCATGTTTAGCGTATCTGGCTTATCATCATCAATCATTTTGGTTTCAAGCGTATAGCTGTAATCGTATAGCTCTTGCCAATCTTGGGTTAACTCCAAGGCGTAACCTGCCAAAAAGCCCAAGAGCTTCTGCTTACTCTCGCCAATTAATAACTCAAATTCTTTATAGTTAAGCTCACTAATTTCATGACGAAATACCACCAATTGTAAAAACTCATCAATTTCATTAAGTGTGGTTTTAAACTTATTTGCCAGATGAACCTTGAACCTTTCTAAATTGATTAAATGCTTCATAAGTCATGCTCGGTTGTTCAATTAAGCCATCTATTTCATCATTGCTAAGCTCGCCACTGATTAAATTAAACTCACGGGCTTTATCATACAGTACAGATTTAGGCAGCTTGCCTGCGTCAATTAAACCTGATAGCTGTGTTAATAAGCCAATATCAACCGCATGTTGGCTAAATTGCTGTCTAATAACAAATTTCGGTGGATGCTTTGCCCCTGTGTATCTATTGCACCAGTTTAATAGTGATAAAAAGCCTTCGTTAATATTGGCAACACATAAAGATGCTTGGCTGTGCTGTGCTGATGTTTCATTTTCTGCTTGGGTTGCTGTTTTGATTGTACTGTTTGCTTGCTTGTGCGTTCAGTAGCCTTGTTTGACTACCTAAAGTTGTTGCCGATATGCCGAATTTTTCTTGAATTTGTAAGCCAGTCATACGCTTACCTGACCTTTTTAGATAGCACAAAACAAGGTGCATTTTGCTATTTATCCTCTGGTTGTTAAAATCACGCTTTTTTGCTGATTTTTTCTTTGGCTGTTCGGAATTGTCAAGATTGATGACTTTGCCACCTTTTTTGATAAATTCAGCGATTTGTTGCTCTTGGGCGTCTAAATCTGTTCTTGAATAATTAAAATCATTGCTCACAGAATTAGAGTTTGGTATAATAAATTCGTTCATTTAACTTTCCTTAAGTTAATCCGAAAATGGACACCGCCCCTAGCGATAACTAGGGGTTTTTTGTTGTTCTCTGACATATTCCCAATTAATATCAGGACGCAAGTCTTCCGCTTTTACCTTACCGCCTGTCGCTTGCTCAATAGCTAAGCATCTACCCCTTGGCGGATTGTTTTTATCCCATTTACTCAATACCCAAGGCGTGATGCCAAGTGAGCGAGCCAAGGCTGATCAATTTCCTAAAATGATACGCCGTTATTCCAAAGGTCAAGCCAAGCCAAGAAACGACAAAATGAAACTGCTTACGCAATGTCTTGGTGTACCTATAACTTGGCTTGATTACGGCGAAGGTGAGATGACAAAAAATAATGATAAACTCGCCCCTATTACCGAATGGGACGATAGCACCCCATTGGATGACGATGAAGCTGAGATCCCTTTTTATAAAGACATTGCCTTCGCCTGTGGGCATGGTGCGGTCAATGATGAGGTGACGCATGAAACTCGCAAATTACGCATGGGTAAGCGTACACTGAGCAATCTTGGGGTAATGCCTGAAAATGCCTTTGCAGTCACTGCCCATGATGACAGTATGACGCCCTATGTACAAGATGGCGACACCATCTATATCGATAAAGGACGAAAAGAAGTCAAGGATGGGCGGATTTTTGCGATTCGCTTTGGGGAGCTGTGCTTATGTAAGCGTCTGTACCGACTGCCTGATGGTGGCGTGCGTATCGTCAGCGATAATGCCGCTGAATTTCCTGAGCAGGTCGCCACCAAGCAGCAGATCAGCGATGGTGAGTTTGAAGTGATTGGCTGGGTGTGGAGTGTCAGCCGTCTTGAGCGGTGGTAATGAATTTAAGATCACCAAACGCATATTGAAGAAAATTTAGGAGTAATAGCCGTGACAGCAGAAACCTTTCATTTAATACCAGCTATCACAGGTGCTGTGAGTGGCGCTGCATCAGTTGGTTTGCTAAATGGACCTTTGCAAACCTTGCAAGATATTTGGTTTGTGGTATATGGTCACAAGTGGCATTATAAAGTTGAAAGCATTAAGGCTCAACAAGCAATGAATATACAAGCCATGCAGAACAACATTCAGACCGGTATTGAAAAAATACCAGCAAATGCACTCAAAGACCCCAATGTGGCAATTATCGGCCCAGCGTTGGAAGCCAGCCGATTTCATATGAACGAAGAGAACATTCGCGAAATGTTTGCCAATTTGATTGTGTCAGCCATGGATGAGAGAAAAGATGGGCAGATGCATCATGCGTTTGTAGAGATTATCAAATCACTTAGCCCATTGGATGCCAAAAATCTAGAATATCTAAGTCAAAGCGGTGATGCACCAATTGTGAATATTGTCAAAGAAGCAAGTTATGGCTTTCATATGCTTCACCAACATGTATTTTTAGGCAATCGCCAAGTACTAGATCCCAACTTGATTACACCATCTATTGATAACCTTGCACGCCTTAAGCTAATAGATGTGACATATACCGAACACTTGACACATGAACCAGTCTATGATCCCTTTTATCACTCAGCCTTATATCAAGAAAAAGTTTCAGCACTGGGCAAAGAGCTTAAACTTCGAAGACTGGATATATCCAAGCTTCAAGATCTCACTAGACCAGTTGAACTCGATGGCAAGGTTCTAAACAAAGATGAACGAACTGAACAAATAGAGCTGATAAACAAAGAATTAGAGTCCAAAATTGAGATACAAAAAGGCATTATTAAACTTACTGCTTTTGGTAAAAATTTCCTAAGCGTCTGTTCGCCCACGACTTAGAGACTGCTTAATCTCATTTACAAAGCGCTTAGTAAAGGCTTTTTTGTTCGTCCGTCATGGGGTTTGGGTCAATGATGAGAAAATCCTGCACCGATTTGTCTTTATCCGCCGCTTGCATGTAGGCAAGTAAGGCAAAGCCTTGTAAGTATTTTTTGGCGTTTTGGGTGGCTTTTTGGATGTTACGGCTAAAATGAACCGTATTTGCTCCAAGCACAATGTTAATTGCCAGTGCCATGTTGCCATCCTTTAAGTAAAAAACCCACCGCATTGGGTGGGTTTTGGTCGTGATTGGGTCGTTAAGCGATGTGTTTTAAAAACTGCTGATATTTGTGCTTGCTTAATTGTAAAATGGCAGATTTGCCATCGTCAAACTCAATATGACAAACATAAGCGTCTTTGGTACAATTGGGCAGCCCAGCACCAATAGACAGGGCAACCAGTGCAGGCAAAACGCCCGCCCTAACAAGCAGCGTGCCAACAGTGGCACTGATGGCACCATTTTGAACCGAATTTGCCAAATTTGCCACCTGATCGATGTCAATGAGCTCAAATCTTTGTACCTGAGTGCTAAGATTGTACACATGGTTTTTGTTGGTTTGTTTGTCCATGATGGCAAGAAAACAACCAAACGATGACGCCGATTTTATAAAATCATCAGAATGTAACAGTTTAATGCCAAACATAACAAGTCTCATCAT